CCATTTCTTTTTTGTTTACGCAAATTACTTATCCTATTTCTAATACTGCGTAAGCACGCCGTAGGCGCCGTTGAAGACCACTCTATGGCCGCTTTAAACCATACTCTGATATATCTTTCTGATATATTTAACTTTCTGGTTCTCTTATATGTTCTATGTGGCCGCTGAGGAAACTTCTTGTTTTTTCGCTCAGATATCCACAAATAGACTTGTCCTAACATATCCGCCTCTACATGGCCTGTGGTAATCGTTCTTACAGGCATTTGTTGTTTCTTTTTTCTCATTATCTCATTGTAGGCCAGACACCTCTAGGCGCCGGACTCTCTAATTCTCTAAGCAAGTTTTTCATCCTCTTTGTATATATCAATGTTAATATCATCTTCTATACCCACCTGGAGACCGTCTTCCTCACTCGGATATGGCGTCCTAACGCTGTCTTTAAAGCATTTTAGTACCATTGTATGCGATTGTGTTTCTACAGATATGGTATGTTTTATTGCCATTATCATATATCTACCAGATGTATATGGATTATCTTGTTTTTTCTCTCCTGGCGCTCTTAATGGTTCAGTAAAGTTAATTATATCACCTGCGTTTAACATTGTGTAGCCATGCGCCAGTATAGTCAAATTCATATTTTTATATTGTGCCTGTTGCGATACAATCTTAGGTAGTGTTGAATTTGATGGTGTAAACTCAAAATCATTATGTACTTTACTTGTTTCTGTTACCACCATTTTCTTACTATCTGCACTTTCATATAAAAAGTTATTTGTATCATTTAATTTGGCAACTGGTGTAATCATCTTATCAGAATCAGCACTTGCACCTATTGTTTCAGTATGAAATTCTTTCTCGTAATTGTCTTTGTAATTAAAATTATGTGTCTTTAATGTTTTATTAAATGCGTCATGCACAATAAGTTTATTGGCGTACATACCATCCATGATATTTGACATGGCGTCAACAGGTTTACCTATCTCGTATTTAATAATAGTTTGTAATCTTTTTTGTATGTCTTTTACTTCAGGTTTTTTACTATCTGCAACATTGGTAATTTGTGTCATATAGTTCCACCTTGTAGGTCTTGCTCTTGCACCACCTAATGCTAGTAATGACCCTAAACTTCTAAAATGAAAACCTTGTGAGTTCTCATAAAACAAATAACCTGCATTATTATATTTACCTGATATAGTTTGTTTACTTAAAAAATTAATAGTTGAATATGGTTTTAAACTTGGTATTACATACTTGGCATTTGTAGCAGAGCTCTCTACAAATAATGGTTTTTTAGAGTTAAGGTATTTCTTTTGTCTTACAATATCTACTACTGCGTTCTCTATAGGTCCTGAATATGCTCTTGACACGGTTGCCATTTGATTGTAATACATTTCAGGTGAACAAAAATATATTTTATAGAATTGTCCTACATCATTTTGTTCATCTTTTCTTACACTATCTACCTTGTATATTTGAAATGGCACACCAGTTTTTTCTGACATGTCATAGCCAGGTAAACCAGGTGTATTAAATTTAAATGATAGTCTTTCTAAACCTGTGATAGGTAATAGTGTTCTAATATCTTGTGTATCATACACAATAATACTGCCCATAATATTATTAGAAAATATATCCTCTGAAATAGATAGGGCAAGTGTGATACCTTTGATATCAATAAATCTTGGTTCATTATCTACTTGTTGATATGATATAATATTTAACTCTGATAAGTTATACTTACCAGCTCGGTCTAATATATTCTTTTCTGCAACAGCCATGTCATTATCTTCTTATCAAATTAGTAAATTCTTCTTCAAATGCATTTAAATATTGTGGTGATAATATTCTTATTTGTCTTTTTTGGTCTTGTAATCTGTCTTCGTAATCTCTATTAGATATTGACTCAGCACCTGGATGGTCACTATTTACTTCTAATTTATGTGAGTAATCAGCAGGTCCGTCACCTGATTGTTTACCACTTGATTGTGTTATCTCATAATGATGTATGCCCATAGGATTAGAATATTTGTCATTTATATATTGTTGATAACTATAACTATCTAATGGCCAGTCATAATATCTATTGACAATATTGTTTACAAGTGTTACAACCCAAAAATAATCTGAGTCACCATATATTTTGTATGCTACATCTTCAGGTTTCTCTCCCTCTGCAACATCATAACTATCAAAAAGTGTTACATTATCTGCAATCTTACTTCTTGCCTTGACTCTTCTAAAAATATCTGTTACATCTACTGTATTACCATTGACGCCTGATAAATTATATTGTATTATAGGAAATTGGTCAAAGTATTTTGTCATTAAGCACCTGCCTCAATATCTTGTTTAGTTACAATTCTGTCTTCTATCATTGATACGGTCATTTTAGTATGAACAGGCATACCATTTTCAAATGTAGTATATTGTCCATCAGGCGCATAATCAACCTGAACATCTGTACAATAACAAGCACCAATTTTATTCAAGTGTGGATTTTCACCATTATTATACATGTAACTAATACGCCAATAGTTTGGTATTGTAAATACACTTTGCAAAGTTTTATCTGCAAAACCTGGTGCTGAATTGTATTTAAATATGGCAATAATATTTTCTACTGCCTCAGCCTCTTTACGATTTCTAGGCCAAAAATCAAAATCAAATTGGAATGTTCTTTGACTAGGTGATGAATAAAATGCCTCATTTCTAGGATTAACAGCAACACCAGCTCTCTTAGCGGCAAATCTTACCGGGTCACCCATACCTGCAAGTGATATAAATTCACCTAAAATTTCTTTTGCCTGTGTGGCAACACCACCAACTATACCTTGTAAGGCAGCTTCTACTTTAGCAGCAGCTCCCTCTGCATTACTTATTGCTATGCCGGCAGCCTCGGCTGTACCTGCTAAACCTGTTTCTGTATCAGCGTCATAATTTTGTGTGTAACCAACTTTAACAGAATTAGGCATATACAATGCTATACCAGATGTAGTAATAGAACGACCTGGTACTTTTGCTGATATCTTTTGTCTCTCTGTAAATGATTTGCCTTTTGATTTTGTACCTGGTTTAGTAGTCGTGCTTGCTGATGTTCTAAAGGCACTAACTTGTGGACTATATCCTAAAAAACCTGATTCAAATAATATGTAGTGACCTAATTCATTACTACCAAGGTCTAATGGATATTGTACAGGATTAAATGTTAATGGATTTTCTCGTAACTTACTAGAAGGACTATCTGGTATATCAAATGGTCCTTTTTTTAATAGTTGTGCTGACACCTTACCACTATCTTTCGCACTACCAGAGTTTAGAAAATTGTTAATCTTACCTGATACGAAACCTGTAGCAAGGTTGCCTATGTGATTTTTTAGTGATTTAAATGGCATATAAATAATCCTTAATTAGTAATATTTATATAGATTATAGGTACATTATGGCAAAGAGTTATAGAGGTCTCTATAGACCAACCAATCCAAAGAAATATGTAGGTAACACCAAGCAAATAGTATATCGGTCATTGTTGGAAAGACGGTTCATGCGTTATTGTGACCTGAATGAAGATATATTATATTGGGCAAGTGAAGAATTACCAGTTAGATATTATAGCCCGCTAGACAAAAAATATCATAGATATTTTCCAGACTTTGTTGTAAAGACGGTGAATAATGATAAGTACATGATTGAGATAAAACCCTCACGACAGGCAGTAAAACCGAAACCACCAAAAAAGAAAACAAAATCGTATATGAGAGAATCATTTGAATATATCAAGAACCAAGCGAAATGGCAAGCAGCTAAATTGTATTGTGAAGATAAGGGTATGCAATTTAAGATTATTACCGAAAAAGACCTAGGTCAATACTAAGCTGTTTGATTGTAAAGGTATCTATCAAAATAAGGGTCAATATTTACATTTAAACTACCAGTATAAGTTTCACTCTTCATACTATTTGAATTAGAAACTTGTTTAGTAGATTGGTCATTGTATATAATGGCAGCTTGATTGTTATTACTAGAATTATCTATTGTATTTGTTTTATAAGTTGCCTCTGTTGTATTGCCTTGTATATCTTCCGTTGTAAGTTTTGAAATCTCTGCGCCACTTTCAACATCTGTTGATACTTCATTACCTTTTGTGTAACTATCAAATACTCTTTTAAATGCCTCGCCTGGTGATTCACCACCTGGCAATATTGCTTTAGCAGCTGCAATACCACCCATTGCAAGACCTTTAAATATAGCACCCATATCAAATAGTTTCTGTTTTAATGCGCCGAAATCTATTGAGAATAATCCTTTAAACCAATTCCATGCACTCGTAACAAAACCGTCTTCGCCTAAAAAGAAATCAATTATACTAAATGGCTTCTCGGGGTCACCAAAACCAAATATGTCTTTGATAAAGTTTACTGCCATGTTTATTGGTGCCGTTAATACTGTTAAGAAAAAATTACCTACACCTGAAAATAGACTACCAAAACCTTCTAATATTCTATCAAAGTCTAATGTAAATATACCTGTAATAATATCAACTATACCACCAACAGCTTCGCTAAAGAAACCTGTAATCTTTTCACCAAACTCTATAATAAACTTACCTAGATTATCTAAACCTAAAAATGATAGTGCCATACCTACTAAATCTGTAATCAATCGTACAAATGTACCAATAAATCCATCAACAATACCTACAACTGCACCACGAATACCATCTACAATAGAACCTGTTTCTTCATACTCTTTCATAAATCCTGATACACCGTCAAATATACCAAGTATGATTGTTAATGGCAAGAATAATTTACCAATAGTTTTACCTATTGCTTTAATTGGTTTTAGTATAGAAGCAAGTGGTCCGTCAACTGCATTAAATAAACCACCTGCACCTGTCATACCTGTAAAGAAACCTTTTATAGGTTTTACAACTCTCAACAATGCAACTTTAGCGTCATCAAATAATGATATAATGCCCTTAAATGGACCACCACCTTTTCCTACACTAAAAAAGTTTCTCATAGGTTGAAATACATTTGTACTTAAACTCTTCATTATACCACCAAGAGGTCCTGCTTTTATATTATCTGCGATTGCAACAAATCTAGTGTTTAATGGTCCACTAATATTTGCTCTAAACATTTTCATAAAGTTACCACCAAATTGGTCTAATACTAATTTAACATCTTTTAAAATTCTAGGACCAAAACCTAATGTACCAATTGTACCAATGCCTTTTGCAAAGGTAGCCATTGCTTTAATAGATTTTAATTGTTGTGGTAATTTTAGTATGTCTGTATTTACACCCATACCTTTTGCAAAGAAAGCCAAGGCAGCGATAGCGGCTAAACCTTTTGCACCAAGACCACCTGTCATTTCTTCCATTGATGGTAGACCACCACCACCTTCACCACCTGTAGGCGCAGCTAAGGCCTCTTTTGCTTCTTCTCTTTGTTGGTCTCTTTCTCTTTGAAATCTTGTCTTATCAAAGGCAAACATTTCTTTTAATACATCTGTAAGTCTTTGTGTATTGCCTTCATTCTCTCTACCGATTGACCTTAAATCTTCTAGTAATGGTACTGCACCACTACCACCACCTGCAACAGCAGCGCCTCCACCTGTTAAGGCAGAGCCTACGGCCATTTGGCCTGATTGTACTGCACCTACGATTGAGTCTCTTATTGCCATTATTTTTTACTCTTACTTGTACCTGTGTATAGACCAAACCAGGCAGCGCCAGCACCAACAACGATACTGATTAACCCACTCTGTTCCATAGTCGGAGCACCTAAGTTCAT